GGCATGTACAAGATGTTCACCAGCGTGGTCCAGGCCCAGAGTGGCACTGCTGGCACCAAGGTGGAGCCTGAGTTGGATGGTTCTCAGAGGCCTGATTTTGGTCCGTATGACCGCAAGCCCAAAGTCACCGCACTACCCAGGCCTTGTGGTTCACAGGCTGGTTCCGGAGACCCCACCCTTGAAAAGGTGGTGGATAAGTCCCTTTACTATGCCCAGTTTGTGCCCGCAAAGGCAGCACGTGGGACACCCTCACAGGGGGCGCCTGCTCCGAAGATCACTTACGTCAATGTGACGAAGGTGTCTGGTGGTTATTTCATTGCGCCCAGCCACGCTGTACCAACAGATGGGTCGGTCCAGGTGTCAATATCCAAAGGCAATACCATTGGTGATGGCTCTTACAAGACTATCCTGGCGCAGTGCAACATCGTGCGCATGCAAGAGAAAGACCTTTGCATGTTCACCATCCCATTTGGCGATTCCAGCAGCATCGAGAACTTTATGATGCCAGCATCTTTCGCCACTTCTGGATTCAATGGGTCCCGGGCTGCACTATGGGTCCGTCGACTCGCGGGTGAAAGCGCACCGTCTACGCTCATGGATGGTGATCCGATACCACTGAAGGCTATCTCATACGATAAGGTCGCGTTTGCGACTGGTGATGGGACTAAGTCTGGGCAGAGCTTCGTCGGTTACACCGACCCTTCACAAGTGAAGAGCTTGGTTGGTGGTGTTGTGAGGGAGCCCACCATTAGTGGTGACTGTGGCGGTATTCTCGTTGGCTACATCGGTTCCAATTCGGCACCTATGGTTCTTGGATTTCACATCCTCCTTCGCAAGTCACAGTCCATGTTTGGCTCGGAGGTGCTCAACGCGTACAGTAGTGTCGTTACAGTTGAGGACATCAGGGCTCTGCGTACAAAGTACAAAGATCGTGAGAAGTTCTTCATCCCGATTAACGATATCGCCATGCCTCAGTACCAAACCAACGTCACGTGCGTACCCCTTGTGACTCGATCCGACCTGCACTACAAGAACCCTTTCGTGCATATGGGCGATGTGGAACCAAAGGATTATCCTGCAACCACCATCTACGGTGAGGTGAACGGAGTCCAGCTTAGTCAGTTTAAGTCCAAGTATTTCGTCAATCCCGAGCGTCATATCATCGTTGATCATGGCTACAAGACGGACAAGGTGATTCCTGGTTCAGGTGCTGGTTTCGCTTCCTGGGCTCCAGCCTCCCACTTTGTTCGGGACATCTCCAAATCGGACACGACTTTTGAGCCTCCAGAACTCATCAGGGTTGCCAGCGTCAACTACCTAGACAAATGTCTTGATAGTGGTACGCTCCCTGAGAAATTTGGGGTCATCACAGTGCACGAGGCCATCAATGGGACTGGGCGTCCATTTGAGGATGGGATGAACCTCAACACCAGTGGAGGTTTTGGGCTTAGTGGCCCGAAGAGCAAGCACTTGGTCGAGGATTGCTGCCCTGGCAATTACCAGTTTGTCGATGGCATCCAGAAGGATGTCGACGAGATTCTCGAGATCTATGCGAACGACCTCCGACCCGGCAAGCCCTTCATGTCTAGTTTCAAGGATGAGCCGGTTAAGCCAGAGAAGAACGATGTGGGCAAGATCCGTGTGATCTGTGGGAGCCAGATTGCGTTCACTATTGTGGTGCGCATGTACCTGCTCATGTTTATCTCATGGTTCCAGCAGAATAGGAGGGTCTCGGAGTGTGCTGTTGGCATTTCAGCTCAGTCCACGCAGTGGGAAGCACTCTACAACCACCTTGTTGGGTTTGCCGGTCCCGATCGCATCATCGCTGGTGACTTTAAGGGTTACGACAAGAACGTGGTGAAGGGCAAGCTCCTCCATGGGGTGCTGTCTGTCATCTATCGCATCGTGGGGCCTAGGCTTCCTACTGATCGTGACCGGACAATTCTTGGCGGCATCCTCAGTGACCTCGCTTGCCCGGTGGTTTGCATCCAGAACACGCTCTTTTTGGCTAGCATGAACACCTCCGGCAATCCTCTGACTGTGGTCATCAATTGCATCGCCAACTCGATCCTCCACAGGTGCGCATTTGCAATGTTGCATCCGGACTTGGGTTTCAAGAACCTGATCCTCCTCACATATGCAGATGATGATGAGGATGTTCGCAAGCAATCCTTCTCCATGATAAACGGTGGCATCTGTGATCTGGAGTCAGAGGAGATCGAGTGGGCGATGGCGGATTTCGACAAGATCAGGTGCGTCTTTTATGGCGATGACTCAATTGTTGCAGTCGCCAAGGACTGTGAGTTTTACACTCACTACACTGTCGCTGCCGCCTTTGCCGTACTTGGGATCGAGTATACGTGTTCGGATAAGCGCGATTCGCGCATTGCACATGTTCAGTTCAGCAACATCCACGATGAAGGATTCCTCAAGAGGAGCTTCTTGCCCACCCACGTGCCACTTACCAAGATGCAGTTGGCGGGTGGCAAGGAGGCCCTGGAGGACATCGACATCGTGGCTGCGCCACTTGAGCGATCTTCGCTGGCAAAGATGCTCACCTTCCTCAGGCACAACTCGGTGATGACAACTGCCGAGACCAAAGCCGCCTCCTATTCCAGCTTCTTACATGAGGTTGCTCAGTGGGGCGAGGACGCCCACAAGGATGGTGTGGAGTTGGTCATGAAGCTTATTGAGGCAGATCCGGATGTGAACATGTACATGCAATATCAGGATGGAGTTCCCCATAAGACTTATGCGAACATCATCTATGATTCGTACGTCAACCAGTAAGCTGGTGGCGTGATACACACACACAAACAAACATACAAACACATAAAACGGTTTAAACTCCATCAAATCAGCAGCATGCGTCGCTGCTTGGCACCCGAAGGGGTGCTGACGCTATCAACATCGCGTCCTAAATGGCGCAAATTTCTT